CCCACGCACTGACACCGCCGCGCACTTCCTCGCGGACCTCGCGGAGGCAGGCGTCATAACGATACTGGAGGTCGACGATGAGTCGACGCAATAGGCGTGACTACTGGCAGAAAATCGACTGGCCGAAGTACATCGCGACGCTCGAAGCCGAGTACGCGACGCATTCCCGCCTGTACCTCGGGTACGGCTCGAATCTGAACGTCTTGCAGATGCAGGCGCGGTGTCCCACCAGCCTGCCGGTCGGGAAATTCAGGCTGAGGAATCACAAGCTCGTCTTCTCCTCGGTGCTCACCGTCGAGAAGTGCAAGGGCTTAAGCGTACCCGCCGCGCTCTGGCGCGTAGCTCCGCAGGATATCGCGTCGCTCGACTCTTACGAGGGCTACCCGCACCTGTACGACAAACAGACCTGCCGCGCGTGGGTGGGAGGCAAGCTCGAAACAGCCTTCTACTACACGCTAAACGAGCCCTACGCGGTCGAGCCCCCGTGCATCTCCTACTATGAAACGTGCGCCGAGGGGTACGCCGAGTTCGGGCTCGACCTAAGCGTACTCGACGCAGCGGTCGCCGAGGCCGAGGTCGCCGCGCGCGAGGCCGAGGGTACTATCGAACAGTGCGGGTCCTGCATGGAGCACCAAACGCGCGGCACGATGGAGTATACCCGGAGCTTCGGCTACCTCTGCCCGTCTTGCGCAAAGGTGCTCGGCTACGACTGGAGCTACGACTACGACCGCCCGACCTACGACTACGACGACACCACCGGGTCGAGCCACCGCATCAGCGACGACTATAACCTCATGCGCGAGCTTGACTGGACCCGCGACGAATCGCGGGACGTGTGGGACGGAACCAATCTGACACTCTAGGGGGCATCATGAACCACGCACCTATCGGCTACGTCTACGAGGCCGATGCACACTGTCCGGGCTGCGCCTTCGCGAGATTCGGCCTCATGCGCGACGACCCCGACACACTGGACGCGGAGGGAAACCCCATCGGCGTCATCGCGCCGTGGGACGAGACCCCCTCCGAGGGCGAGGTCTGCGGCACCTGCGGCGACGAGATATCCGAGCCTTGGTGGGCTGCGCTATGAGCGACCACACCGGCATCGACTGCCCGCCGAACTATCACGAGCTGCTGCGCTACTTCGCGCAGCTCGCCGAGGAGAACGCACCAGTGGACGGACTCTGCATCGGCGTCGCCATCATGGGCGGCGACGGAGGGGTATACGCCCTGCTCCGCACGGAGCTGGGCACCGTGCTCACCAGCAACGAGAAGGGCCAGTGGACCGCTGGCCTGCGCGGACACTTGGCCGAGGTCCAGTGGCCGAACGTGCGCGACAACGCCTATGCCTACGCCGAGATGCGCGGGCTCGACCTCGAAACCCACGTCGCGGGGGAAGCATGAAGCTCATGACTAAGGAACTGGAGCGCAAGCTCCCCAAGCTCTACACGCAGGAAGGCAAGGAACTCGAAGCGCTGGTCATCATCCACTACTTCAACCCCGGCGGCATGGGCGACTGGTACATCACCGAGGGCGAGCGCGTGGACACAGTGGAGATGGACAACGACCTCCTCTTCTTCGGCCTCTGCTGCTTGTTCGAGGACGAGCTGGGCAACGTCTGCCTGAGCCAGCTCGAAGCCATCAAGTCACCGCCCTTCGGGCTCGGCGTCGAGCGCGACCTGTACTGGACCCCGAAGACGCTGAGCGCCGTGATGGAGAGCAGGGCCGCACGATGATGGCCGAAGAGGAAGAGCTGGCGAAGCGCCGTGACAACTTCGAATATGCGCTTGCCCAGCTGGCCGAGTGCGCTGGCCTGATGAGAAAAGAGATGCTCCAGCTCGCCTTGAGCGGCCCCATCACGTCTGACGTGCTGAGGGGGCTATCGGCTGGTGCGATTAGCCGCCGGGAGGGCTGAACGCAACCTCGTGCTTGACTAACCTACTCTACGCCATATAGAGTAGCCCTACAGACGCAGAGAGGGCGGGAGTTAGCAGCTCCCGCCCTCGTGTGTCCACCCACCCAAGAGCAGACATCTACATCATACACCCACCCAAGGGAGACCACCATGAAGCGTGTCCTCGTCACCGTAGCCGTGCTCGTCGCAGCCGCCCTGTGCCTGCGCGTGGCCGGTCCCTACATCCCCTCCATCTGGCTCACCGCCGCGTGCCTCGTGGGCCTGCCTTTCCTCCTCGGTGCCGTGCTCTGCGGCTGGGTCATCGCATGAGGTCCGCGACGCTGCCCATTGACATCAACTTCTCGTTTGGCGAGTCCGAGCGTGCCGAGCGCCTCTGCCCCGAGTGCGGGGCCAGCTTCTCGACGCAGTCCATGCCCTCGCATCAACAGGGCTGGGGTCCTGAGGACCAAGTCGTCGAGTGCAACCAGTGTGGCACCATCTACGGTCACGCCGTGACCGTGGGGCACTTCGATACGAAATGGATGGGATGACCATGCCGCAGACCCCCTTCAACAGAGAGCACGTCAGCGCTACCGTCACCGAGACCGGAGACGAGGTCCTGATGCGGTGTGAGTCGGTCTACAGCATCTCCTCACCCATCAAGCACGGTCGCATCATGAACGTGACCACGTTCGTCGCCGCCCGTGACCTGAGGGACCTCATCGAGGTGCTGGAGCTGGCCGAGACTGAGGTCTGCGCCCGAGAGGTCGCCGACGCGCTCACGTTCTACTCCGACTCCGAGCTGGTCTCCAACCCGGCGGAGGAGGTCGCATGAGCGAGGGTAAGGCCGAGGAGCCTATCAACGTCTGCCCGTCCCGCGACTGGTACTACTGCCAAGACTGTCGCGGCCACAACAAGTGCGACCAAGAGCCCGACTACCCAACAGGAAACGAGGCGGAGTGATGGCTGAGACACCGGCCTCCAACAGGCGCGACGAGCACTTCTTCAAGGACATGGCATCGCCCACTGAGCGCTTCGCCTACGTCCTCTTCTGTGAGTCCGAGGAGGCGCGTTACAAGGCGATGAAGGAAGAGGCACTGCTCGCCGCCCTCGACCTCGCCGGACTGGACGTGGGTCCTGAGGGAATCTACGCAGACGGTGCTGCATGAAGACGTGCGGAGAGTGCAAGCAAGACGACTGCGGTGCCCGCTACAGCGCTGCCGATGTCGTGGCCTGTGACGACTTCACGGGGGTCGAGCTGGAGGCCAAGTCGCAGTGGTGCCCCACGCTGGAGGACTACAACATGCTCCGCGCCAGATACAATGACAGCATCCACCGCGAGACCATCCTGCGCGACCGCGTGACGCACTTCGAGCAGGCTGTGGCTGGCATCATCCGCTGGGCGCAGGAGGAGGTCGCATGAAGGTCTACGACTCCTACCGGGTTCCGTTGAAGCTCTGGCCCTCCGCGCTTGAAGAGGGGGCCATGGCTCAGGCCGAACACCTTGCCAGCTTGCCCTTCGCGTACAAGCACGTCGCCCTTATGCCCGACGCCCATCAGGGCTACGGCATGCCCATCGGGGGCGTGCTTGCGACTAAGGGTGTAGTAATCCCCAACGCTGTCGGCGTGGACATCGGGTGCGGCATGCGGGCCATCTGCACGAGCATGCACAAGGATGAGTGGCCCTCCTACCGCGTCCACATCATGCACGAGCTTCAGCGCAGCATCCCCACGGGGTTCCGGCACCACGACCGCCAGCAGGAAGGCTGGCTGCCCGAGTTCACCAAGCTGGGCGACGTGACTGAGCGCGAGTATGAGAAGAGCCTCAAGTCCATCGGCACCCTCGGTGGCGGCAATCACTTCATCGAGGTCCAGCATGACGAGGACGGCAACGTCTGGTTCATGGTCCACTCGGGCTCACGCAACCTCGGAAAGCAGGTCTGCGACCACTACGGCAAGAGGGCCAAGGCGATGAACGCTCGTTGGCACTCCGACGTGTGCCCCGGCTGGGACCTCGCCTTCCTGCCGCTCGAAGACATCGAGGCCAAACGCTACCTTACCGATATGGAGAACTGCCTGACCTTCGCCCATGAGAACCGTCGCCGCATGATGAAGCACATCGAGGGCGAGGTCACGGTGCTCGGCCACAAGGTCGAGAAGTTCTACGACACCCATCACAACTTCGCCGCCATGGAGAACCACTTCGGGGTGAACGTCATGGTGCATCGCAAGGGAGCGGTGCGCGCACGCAAGGACGAGATGGTCATCATCCCCGGCTCCATGGGCACGCACAGCTATATCGCCAAGGGGCTCGGCAGCCCGGATAGCTTCCAGAGCTGCTCCCACGGTGCCGGTCGCTGTATGGGCCGCATGCAGGCCCGTCGCGTCATCGACCCTGCGGCGCTGTGGCGTCAGATGGAAGACCTCGGCGTGGCCCTCTACACCAAGGACTTCACGGGCGTGGTTGAGGAGGCTCCCGGTGCCTATAAGGACATCGACGTGGTCATGAGTGAGCAGAGCGACCTCGTATCAATCGTGACTACGCTCACGCCGATGGCGTGCATCAAGGCATGACTTTCGTCCTCATCGCCATCCTGCTCATCGGGTGGCCCATCTTTGTCGGGAGGTATAGGAAGTGAGGCTGGTCATCAAGACGGTGGTGGAGGCGTCCCGCATGAAAGGCCCCGCCTTCCTCTACCGCAAGGTCGGACGCCAACAGGTCACAGACATCCGGCGCTGGGGGAAGAACTGGCTCGTGACCACGGAGACCGGCGAGTATGTCCTTGCAGGGACGCACAAGCTGGAAGTCAAGACCCGTAGTAAACACTCACCCAAGGAGACACCGTGCCCCTCATCATCACCGCAGGCGGAGGAGAAATCCACGCCGACCTCGTCAGCCCCGAAGAGACACCGACCCTCATCGACTACCTCTGCCAGTCCATCTGCGCCCCCGTCGAGTCAGGACCCGCCGACGACGCTCTTCTGAGCGACCCGCGCGACCTGCCCGAGGAGTACGAGGCCGAGTTCTGGCACCGCAAGCACATGGAGGCCGCGAAAGCGCTGCGCGCCATGAGGGAGAAGAACGCCGCGCTGCGCAGGGTCATCTTCTCCGCGCTCTCCGACCTTGAGGAGGCCGTCGAATGAGCGAAGCGCTGGCCTCACGCCGCACGTCGGCAGGAGGAGGCGGGGCGCGTCATGGAGCCCCCTCTGCTACAAGCAACCTCGGCGGCGCAGTCGTGGACTACATCCCCATTGAGCGCCACTGCGTGTGCGGCAACCGCCTGTCAGGATTCAACCTCGACCCGGAGGAACGCTGCGAGGCGTGTGTCAAGCGGGACGCGACCACCCCAGCCCCCAAGTGGACCGCTTCTCTGGTGGCGGAGGTAAGGGACGTGCTCCGCACCCATAACGACTACGTGGACTTCTTCCCCGTCTACCGGGCCAAGGGGTACTCCCCGGCGTCAATCAGCAGTGCCATGACAGCCGCGAAGCGCTACTTCTCGCATAACGGCGGCTGCGTCGTAAACAAGAGAGGGCGAGGTTACAAGCTAGTCCTCAGGGAGGAGCCTGAGGGGCCTATATTGACCGAATAGGCTCCAAGCTCTACACTACACTGGTCAACATCGGTGCCGTGCCACAGCACACTAAAACAAGAGCAGCTTGCAGAAAATACTGCGAGAGAGGAGTTCGGAGCGATGCCAAGGCCCAAAGTAACCGTCGATGACGTTCCCGTGGGGCCATACGTCAACACACGAGTCATTTGCCTTACGTTCGGGTTCAGTGCAAACTACCTCGGCAAACTGAAGCGGCTTGAGGGCTTCCCGTACCTGCCCCTGCCCGGTGGGGAGGCACGCTACCGCATCAGCGAAGTAGAAGACTGGCTGCGAACGACCGGAGAATCCGACGCCAAGCAGCGTCGACCGGCGCAGGCACTACGTGCCAAGGCGGCTCGCGCCGCCATCGGAAGTAAGGCTACCCGCTAAGAAGGACCGACGTGGAGGACCTACCGAGTCACGAGGGCTGCATGTGCTGCGGCACCACCAAAGGAGCCATGCAGTCGGTGTATACATACGAAGGCGTGCTGTGTCCTAGCTGTGTGGACACCAAGGCGGGGAGGGAGCGGGAGGGCATCATGCACCGCTCCGCCATGGCACTGAACAGCTCACGGATACTTCTGGTAAGAGGAATCGTCATGCTCGCAGGGCTTACATCGGCCTGCTGAGGCATGAGGCGGGGGGAGGGCCGAAAGGCTCTCCCCCCTTTTCTTTTTGCCCTCAGGTATTATCATCGTAGTAGGCCGGCGCGAGGAAAATCCTCTGGGACGATATAGGGGCCAGCAGCCCCATATGGACTACTGACCCCCGTAGGCGCTGAAGTCACCCTTTTGAGTCCTCAGGGTCCGGTGGACCGGGCTGTGAGGTTGCTCAAATCACCCTTGACGTGCGCCCTGTTCGGGTTGCGCCCCATGCGGAAGGGCCATAAGTAGCAGGTCGTCGCGGCACACTCCCTTACCTCATCCGTGGGCCGAGTGTGCAGCTCTATCGTACCGTCACCCTTGCGCCAGTCGAACTCATGCCCGCCGCAGCATGAGAGGCAGAACATCTTGATGGCCTGCCCCTGCGTGAACTTGATTCCAGTCAGGTTGCCGTATCCCTGATTGTTCAGGGTGCCGAACTCGTCGATGACGTAGCCCGGTGCTACGAGCTTCTCTTTGCGCTTTCGAGCGACCATTCCCTCTTCACATCCTCAGCGATGGCGTCCACATTCAGGTGGAGTAGTTCCGCGAGCCGGTCGGCGAGGTACTCGCAGGAGAAAGCCAGCGCCTCGATTTGCTTGGCGAGGTCGCTGATACGCCTCTGGTAGACGAGCTTCGTAGCGTCCGCAGCCAAGACAATCGACTTGAGCTGGTCGTCACTCAGACGCCCACCTTGAGGCGGCTCTGGAGCCCCGATTCGATGCGGTGTAAGGATGACTCCTCCTGCCGTAGCAGCTTCAGTTGCCATTCCAGCTCTCCAATCTCATCTTCGTCGTTTGTCGCGGTCAACTTCATCCGCAGATTCCGGGCCACGAGGTAGGACTGGGTGAGCTGCCCGATGACCCAGCCCAGTGCTTTGTCGGTGCCGTCGATGCTCGCCGCCGCACTCTCTTCTGGGGAGAGGTAGCAGGAGATGTCGTCAGTATTCACTTAGGGACCTCACATATTCAAAGTAGGATGGTCCTGCCTCTGCAAGCAGACCCATAGTTTGATGGTCTCCCCGGTGCCAGAGGTCATGGTCGCGGCGGCAGAGTGGCACCATCTCCAAGAGGGAATCCCCAGCTCCATGCCCTGCCCTCTCAGGCCAATGGTGAGGGTCACATGGTGAACACCCGCAGACAAGACACGGTTGCGACTTGACCCACTGGCGGTTACGTCGGGACTCAGCATCTATCGCCACCAGCCCATCGCCTTGCCGCACTGGAGGAACTCATCCTTCGAGTGGATGACCCAGTAGAGCGCCCCGTTCTTGACTGCGCTCGTGCCGAACACTTTCTGGTGGTCGCTCTGCTGGTATGTGCCGAGCTTGGTCTCCACGAAGAGGGTAGCGCCGTGCCCGAACATCGTGATGTCTGCGTGACCCGGCTCGATGTTGGCGGTCGGCTTGCTGCGGGTCTGGTGGACCTTGTAGCAGTCGAAGCCGAGGTACTTTTCTGCGTACTCCGCCAGCTCCGAGGTGAACTGGCTCTCGCTCACGCCCAGCCACGCCTCAGCTTCCACCACGAGTCACCGGGATTCTCTGGCATCTTGTCCCCGACCTCCGGATTCTTGATAGGCATACCTGTTACCTTTGCCATCTCCTACTCCTCTCGTGCGGCCCAGCGGGCCAGAGTCCAGTGACACGAATCCCAAGCATTCATACCGTCGAAGAGGGATTTGTCGTGGTCGTATCCCTCGGGGTACGGCGTGTCGTCGGTGGGGCGCGAGTCGCACTCCTCCTCACACTCGTCGTAGCTGCTCTTCGTGTGGTCGTAGTGCTCGCAGTTCCCGCAGCACCGCAGCCGCCCCACCTCAGCCTTGAGTCCGATGTTCTCGTGGTCAGCGTCCCGCAGCTGGATGTCCAGTGCAGTAACGCGGGCCTCGGCCTGCTCCAACCTCTTGAGCAAGTCGTCACGCTGTTCGGTGCGGAACATTAGCTCGGCCTCGGCCTCAACGCGCTTCTTCACCTGTTCGGCCGACTCATTGACTTCAGCCGCTACCTCTGCTTCCAGCTCCGCCACGCGGGCGGCGGCGGCTTCGGCTCTGAGTCTGGATGAGTCATCCCCGGCCTCCTCTCCCGGCTCAATCCACTCAGAGGCCCGCTTGAGAGTCTGCGAGTACCACTCTTCATAGGTCATGCCATTGAGGATGTGGGTCCGATAGACCCAGCGAAGTGCTTCCTCCTTGTCGAGCAACTCGGCCTCCAGCGCGGCGACCTGATAAATCAAGTCCAGCTTCGACACCAGCCTTATCTTCGGCATCCGCTCGATTCCGTCACTCATCCCCGGCCTCCTCTCGGGCACGTTCGTCAGGGGTGTCTGACCCGCCCCAACATTGACCTGCGAAGCGGGTTGCGTTGGCACCCCCGGCCTCCTCACGGGCGGGTTCGGGGCTGCACTCTGCGAGCGTCAGCCTACGACCACAGTTGCGGCACTCGCCCCTGTGGTCGGGGTCTGCTCCGAAGTGGGTGAGCACCACGTCTCCACAATCTGGACATCTCATCGCTGACCGTCCTTGACCTCGGACCGCAACTTCTCCACCTCGGCCCAAGCTGCCCTCACCTTGTCTTCTTCCAGTTTGCAGGCGCAGGCTATGTCGAGATAGTCGGCCTCGGCCTGTGTACGAGTCTCTTCACTTGCGGCCAACTGCCGAGACCTGTTCACAACCTCGGCCTCCAGCGCGGCGATGCGGTTCTCGGCCTCTTCCATCGAAACCCACGCGGTTCCGCCGTGGTTGGTGAACCTATGAATGGGCCAGTCAGCGAGGCTCATCCCCTACCTCCTCGCCCGCCGCGCAGTGGATGCACTTGGCAGTAGCCTTGGCGTAGCCGTAGTCCCGCACCAGCTTCTCTTCGCGTAAGTCGTCACGCTCCTTCTTGAACTGGTTGCGCTCCCGCTCAAGACTGGCGATGCGGGCCTTGTAGCGCTCACTGAAGCAACCGCAGTCCTCGTGGTGGGTGATGTGGGGGTGGCTCACTTGTCCCTCCAGTCACGCACCGGCACTGCGAACAGTTTGGGCTGGCAGCTAGGGCAGGTCCGCACGGTGCCCGTGGCGGCAGGATTGTCGATGAGCCTGCAAGCGCAGATGGGGCAGGTGGCCGACGATGTCGTGGGCGCGACCATCAGTTCCACCAGAGGCGGATGTGCGACTCGTCGTTACCTTCGCCGATGCTGATAGCGAGGTCATACCCAACGGCCTCCTTGACCAGCTGGTTGATGTCGCAGAGCCCGTAGTCCCTGTGGAACTCGACCCCCACCTCGAAGCCCATCTCAGTGTCGTAGCTAACGTCAAGCTGCGCATGCTTGGCGGCGTCTTCCACGAACCTCTTCATCTGTGATGCGGTCACGTCAATCCTCGAATCGTTGGTAGCGGGGGACCCACGGGAGGGCGACGTTGCCCTGCGAGCCGTGGCGGTTCTTGGCTACGTGGATGTCCACCCAAGGAGCAGTGCTGCTGCCCCCTGAGGGGTCCTGCGGGTGCGAGAGCAGCCACACTTGGTCGGCGTCCTGCTCCAGAGACCCGGACTCACGGAGCTGGGAGAGCTTGGGGATGCCGTCACTCAGGACGGACTCGCTCTCACGGTTGAGCTGCGAGAGGGCGAGCACTGGGCAGCTCAGCTCGCGGGCGAGCGCCTTCAACTCGCGGCTGATGGTGCTGACCTCTACGAAGCGGCTCTCTTGCCTCGTGCCGTGCGTGAGGAGCTGAAGGTAATCCACAACGATGAGCTTGAGCTGCTTGCGGGCAGCGAGCTGCCGCGCACGGCTCTTGAGTGACAGCAGGGTAAGGGACGGGTTGTCGATGACCTGCATGTCGAGTGCTGCCATCTCCCCCACCGCTCTGCCGATGCTGGCGAGCTGCTCCGGCCCGGAGTCACGCTGACGCAGCCTCGTGAGGCTGACCTCGCCGATGGAACAGATGACGCGCTCACTCAGCTCCTGCTGGCTCATCTCCAGCGAGAAGAAGGCGACTGTGCCTTCCCGCGATACGTTGCGGGCGATGTTGAGGGCGAGGCACGTCTTGCCGATGCCGGGCCGTGCGCCGATGATGATGAGGTTGCCGTGGTGCATGCCGCTGGTCTGTTCATCGAGCAGGCGGAAGCCAGTCTTGACACTGTCGGCCACCTTGCCGCTCAGGCACTCGTCGTAGATGGCCTCTGCCGCCCTTGCGAGGCTGATGGTGTCGCCAGCGGCGTCGGGGCGCAGTTTGTAGACCTTGGCCTCAGCGGCGTCGAGCAGGGTCTGCGGCTCGTCGGTTGTCTTGTAGCCCAGCTCGACAATCTCGTGACCCGCCTTGATGAGGTCGCGTTGGGTGCTGGTGCGCTTGACGATGTCCGCGTAGTACGTGGCGTTGCTGGCGGCTGGGCACTGCTCCGCCATGCCCACGATGTAATCATGCTCATCGGGGAACTGGGCACCGATGGTGACCACGTCAGCACTCTGAGTGCTGCTGGTCCACGCCCCGAGGATGGTGGTGAAGATGTCCCCGTTGATGGACTTGTAGAAGTCAGAGCGCGTGACCAAGTCGCTTACCGCGCCGATGGCTGACGGGTTGACGAGCATGGCCCCGAGGAGGGCCTGCTCCGCCGCCAAGTCGCACGGCGGGACGAGGTCCTCGGCCTTCAAGCAGCCCTCAAGGGGTGAAGCATCTTATCGGCGTTGGCTTCCACGAACCTCACGAGCAAGGGCAGGTCGTAGCATGCCCTCTTGGGGACCATCACCTGAAGCTCCTTGTCAATCTCCGCCCACACACTCTTGCCGGTGTCGGGCTCACAGGTGCCCTTGTAGTCGCAGTAGCGGCAGTTCCAGTCAGGCTCCAGCACAATCTGCTTGTTGTAGCTGCGGAACTCAAGCACCTTAGGGCAGGGGTCAGGCAGCCCTGACTCGCCAGCCGCACCCACGGCGTTGCGTGTGGCCTCCAGCTCGTCCATGAGCCAGCCCGTCTCAGCGGAGGGGTCCACGTCATACTCGTTCGGCTCGCCGGAGCCGTCACGGCTCACGTACCAGAGAAGCGGCGGGGCATCCAGCTCGTAATCCTCATGCAGCTCGATGTCGTAGCTGCTCGCCTGATGAGTGTGTGGCACCTTGGGCAGCTCATAGTTGGATGCGGGGCCGCGATGGGTCTTGACCTCGATGATGCGGCGATAGCCGTCGAGTCTCACTATGAGGTCCACGCGACCTCCCCAGTTACGACGACCCTCGTAGGGCACGCCGGTCTGACTGTCGATGAGGTCCCCACGCCAGAGGAAGGCGGCGGTGAGCATCGCCTCCATGTACTCGGCCACGTCGAACATGCGCTGGCTGTTGCGCTGCTGCTCGGGAGTCTCCGCGTCCTTGACGGTGGAGAGAAGCCGGTACGCTACCGACCTAGTACACTTGCCGATGTCGGTGCAATAGAGGCGCATCGGGTCGCGCACCTTGTCAACCTTGGGGTGATTGAGGAAAATCTCCTCGAAGCACTGGACGGCATGGACCTCGCCGTACTGGCGGGCAATCATGAAGTCGTTGTAGATGTCGGCGAGCAGTGTCATTTTCCCCACTTCCCCTTCTTCTTCTTCACCGGCTTCGGGAACGCGCACCCCGAGTAGTCCATCGACGGGCCTTCCTTGAACGCCTTGCTGTCTGCTGGCTCGACCTTCTCGACCTTCTTCATGAGCGTCCCCGTGGAGTCAGCCAGCGGATGGGCATGAGCACGCCCTTGCTGGTATTGTTGTCGCCTCCGGGGGTGCATCCCGTGAGCCTGTAGGCGGCTCTCGCCGCTTCGCGATACTCGCTTGTCGGAGTGAGGATGCAGGACCACGGCCCTCCTTTAGTCTGGGTGAAGACCGTGGCCTGCAACATCGCTTGCGTCGTCTTGAACCCGCTGGGGTTGCCCCTGCTCTCGTACTCAGCGTAGGCGTTCCCCGTATCCCATGCACGAGCGATTTCGGACTTGACCTCGATGGTCACCTTGCCATCGCAGATGTTCTCAACGAACCGCTGCGCGAGTTCTCCACCAGCGAGGTCGAACCGGAAGTCATTGTTCCACTCCAACTCAGAACGGGATGTCGTCGTCGGCATCGGGGCCGTTCGGCACAGCTATGGAGGCGAGGCCGCTCAGAGGCGGAAGGCTCGCAGCTCCTCCGACTCCGAGACCTTCATCGCTCCCAGCGACTGTATTGCTGAGTCCATCAGCGACTGGAAAGCTGGCATCAGCCGCCGTGTCTGCCCACGCGAGGGCCTTGTCACAGTCATTGAGGAAGGTCTCCATGTCGATGCCGCTACCGGCCTGAAGCGTGGCGACCGAACGCAGCACGTCGGAGCGCTGCATCTGCACCGGGGTACGGTACTTGTCACCGGCGGGCGAGGGGGCCGAGGCGGTGGAGAGGTTACTGCTGGTGGAGTTCCCACTGCCTGTGTTGCCGCCAGTCCACGGCTCCTTGGAGTCCCACGAATCCAGCTCTCCGGGGGCGGCGGGTACGGCCTCGTTGATGAACTTCATCATCGTGCCGGGGAAGCTCGTGCTCTCGGCCACGTCGTAGGAAATCTTGATGCGGTTGCCCACCGTCATGATGGCCGCGCAGTTGGGCTGCCCCGCCTTGGCGGAGTAGTTCCACTTCCACTGGCTGCCGCAGGTGAGCTTCACCTTCGAGGGCGGGTTACCGCCCGCCATCACTTGCACGTTGCCGATAGTGATGACGGCGATGTTGTTCTTGCAGGGCTGGTCGGGCTTCGGAAGCATGTTGTCTCCTGACGCTTGGTGGGTGGGCCTTGGAGATGGGAAGACCCGCCGATTGGCGGGCCTCCCCTTGTCTGTATCTGTACAATAGCACACGGGCTGCTGTCTGCCACTTGTCGATTAGCCCGCGATTGCCTTGCGATAGCTAACGCCAGTGAACGCAAGGATAACAGCCCCGATGAGCTGTACGGCGGTGCTGTCGATGCTGACCACACCAAGGGCGGCGAGGCAAACGAGGATGAAGCTCAGGACGATGCCGATGTACGTCTTCTTGCCGACGAGGAAATCCATCAGAAGCTCCCGATGCTGATGCACTCGTCGCCCACGAAGACCGTGTTCTTGCCCTTGGGTGCCACGGTGACGACAGTGTGGCATGCGTAGTCGCTCGTCACCGTGGTCTGGACTACGGTGTACTGGTCACGCTTCTTCTTGCCCATGGTGACCTCTTCGTCCACGGTTTCGAGGCGCACGCGCTTCCTTCCGCACAGGTGACAGTTCTCTCCGCCGATGGTCATGGTGTTCTCCTTCTGGTGGGTGAGTTCGTAGTTCCAATACTGCCAGTCGTTGGGACTGAAGTACGTCTGCTTCGGGGCCTCCATCATGGGCGTTATCATTACCTCATTCCTCGTCATGCTGGAAGCTGTGGATGTAGTTGCTCATCGCGAGGTGCAGGAAGCCGACCATCTCGGTGTTGCTCATGTCGGTGGTGAGCATCAGCATCTCGCCACTCTCGTCGGCGGTGATGAGCACAGCGTCCTGCACGCGATGGTCGTCGATGAGGCCACCAAGGGCATCCCCGATGTCGGCCGGAGAGACCGAGCGTGTGTCCAGCTCTTCGTTGTCGTTGAACTGCTCGTCGGTGATGATGAGGCGCATCATGCTCCTGTCGGGAGATAGTGTTCCGTGCAACCAAGCCACGAGAGCGTCTGCTTGCCGTAAGCCTTGCACTTGCCCTGTGGGGCGGTGGTGGGGTCAAAGTGGCCGCACTTGCGGCACTCGCACAACGTCATATTCTGCCTTCCGCGTAGACTCGATTCCTGACGGGCGTGAGAACGAGGCGGGGGTTGAGCAGGACTGTGGGGCTGTAGTCCTTCTCCTCGCCGTAGCATTGACGGCCAGCAGCGTAGGTCTGCAAGTACGAGGAGCTGTGGCAAATCCACGCGACGTTATCCACGAGGTCCTCGCCGTTCTTGCGGCGCGAGAGGCTGGCGATGGGCTGGATGAAGGTGCGGTGCGAGTGCCCGCGAACGAGCAGGTCCACGTCCTTGAAGTGCTGGAGCTTCTTCTGCATCGAGGAGACTGCGGCACCGTCTGACTGCGGCACCTGACCACCGTGGCTGCTGTTGATGACGAACTCAGCGACGTGCTTGTTGCCGTCCTTGAAGCGCAGCGTCGTGGTACACATGCCCTCGCTGTAGCGGTCCTCGTCGCCCAACTCGCGGCAGATGTTCCTGCCGATGGTGGTGTTGCACTTGTCGTCTAGGTACTCCTCGTGGTTGCCACGGTGCATGACGAGCACCTTGGGCCAGAAGTCCGCGACGTACTCGACGCCGTCACGAACGACCTCGTCAGCCATCTTGTCCACCTTGGCGGGGTCGATGAGCGTGTAGTCGATGGCGGCGGAGTCCCAGCGGCGTGTGTCTGACGGGACGATGCAGTCATGCAGGTCGCCCATCATGATGACGAGGGCGTTGGGGTCGCTCTGGAGCGTGTGGCTCACCTTGCGCTGGCGGCGCAGGTCGGAGTTGACGTTGACGCGGTGCTGGTCCCCTATGGGCCAAACGGTGAACGACTCACCGGGCGTGTAGTCGATGTCGTAGTTGAGGAACTTCATGAGAACGACCTTCCGGGGACGAGGTGTCCCTCTCTCTCGACAAGGCAGGCTGGCACGGCGTAGTCCGCAAACATCATGGTCTCGAAGGGACTGGCCTCTCCCTCAAGGCGCTTGTAAGCATCGAGGGAGAGGATGACTGAGGAGCAGCGCCCCCAGTTGCCGCAGTAGTGCTTGCAGACGGTGAGGCTCAGGCGAGCCTGCCGACGACGGTGACCTCATAGAAGTTGCGAACGGTGCGGCAGACCTGCCCACCACTCGAGGAAGCACCGTTCTCGCTGGTGTTGCCGCCGACGCAGTGAAGCTGGTGCGCAATATGGTCCACGGAGATGACCAGCTCGATGTGTTCGGAGCCCCACAGGGTGACCACATCACCGGGCATGGCTGAGGCAACCTCGACGCGCCGCCAGCCGTAGCGACCGGCACGGATGTTCTCGGTCCAGATGGGTACCGAGGCAGCGCCGGGGAACACCTTGAACTTCTTCCCCATCTCCTTCGCGATGGTGGCGAAGAGCCACGTCACGAAAGAGGCGCACCACGCCTGACCGAACATGCGGGTGATGGATTCGTAGATGTGGACGCGGGGACCGTCGTTGCTCCCGGCGGGCATCTCTTTGATGCCTACCTCACGCTGAGCCAGTGAGACCACGTTCTGCTTGAGGGTGCGAGGGAAGAGCTTGTCACGACAGTCGAGCTTGTCGGTGTGGCCGCAGATGGCGTAGGAGAGGCGCTGGGCCGCCTTGCCCCAGACCGGGACCATGGTCATGTCGTCGTGCTGGGAGAGGTTGTGGGAGCGAGCGTACTTGCGCATGGAGTATTTCAGGCGAACAATGTTGACCATCAAATGCCTTCCGTTAGTGTGAGATTCACATCCGTAAGCGTAGTATATCACGGACAACGGAAGAGTCACTCGTTGACAAACCGCACGTTCCTTATCTCTTTCTCTTGCTCTTACCGGGTGATTTACTAGTCTCTGTAAGAGCAAGAGCTTCTAGCGCAGAGCATGGCAGTCAGCGGAAGAAGTGCTCCATCATGCCGAAAACGATACCAGCTACACCGGCCGTGACTCCTATGACGCCCACGAGCACGCGGGCCACTCTCGCCCGGTAGGCTTGAGTGATGACCTCTTCCTCAGCGTGGTGGACTGCGGTGTCCACATATGGCTTCGCGCGTGCGCTGCAATCCTCAATCTTCGAGTCCATCAGGGAGGGCATGTCGTCAAGCTTCTGTTCCATGCGGTCCTGCCACTTGCTCTCAGCTTCGACGTGCTGCTCGAAGGCCCCGAGGAGCTTCATCGCCACGTCGCGTAGGGATGCCGCTTCAGCTGCGCTTCCGACGCCGAGGATGAGGGCCTCCTCTCTGGTCACTGCGTCTCCTTGACTTGGATACGGATGGTGCCTTCAAGGGGAGCCGCCGAGGAGGGGTTTGCCTGCGTGAACTCGACTACATCTATGGTGCCCGCGTAGGTGCCGTTGAAGTTGTCGGTGAAGGTGGCCTGCTTGTCGGCCACGTCGAAAACGTGCTGGATGGCGACTGTCGGGTCCTCACCCCAGCGACCAGACCCGGCTCCCTCTACGCAGTTGAGTGTGTAGACGTGCTTGCGCGTCTTCACGAAGTCGAAGAAGCAGGTCCACCCCCTGACCACGGGCGAGGAGGTGCAGGAAGCGTTCGGAGTGAGCTTGATGCGTAGCTTGATGGAGTACCCCTGCGTGTTGATGGGGATGACGGTCTCCGTCTGCTGCGCGTTCGTGACGGCGGTGCCGTTACCCGGCTGACCGTCAATCCACCAATCGCAGTCCACGGTGGAAGCGAGGGGTAGTTCATCGTGTGAGATGACGACGCGGCGATAGTCCTTCTTCAGCGAGCCGGTATGGAAGGTAGTAGCAGAGCTGACCAGTGAGCCGGTGGGGTTGAAGCCGGGGCGGCTGATGGCGTACCCAGCTCCGCCGACGAAGGTGAAGGGAGCCATGACCTCAGCCCTGAGGAAGGCGATGCCCGGATGAGAGAGCACTTCAGTCTCCTGACCGGCCCCCACGCCGCCCTGTGAGTTGAGGGTGATGGTGTCGATGGCTGCACCCGTCGAGAAGTCGAGCTTGATGCGGTTCGCCGAGGCATCAGGCGAGGTCGCCTGCGTGCTCATCGCCGTCGCGGCATCCCCGTTCACCGCCACGGTGCAGGTGGTGCCCTGCAAGGTGATGCGCACGGTCTTCGCTGCGGTACAGGAGAGCAGCTTGTTCGCGAGGGTGTACCTGTCGTTGTTTCTTTGGCTGTACAAGAGGTCCGTTGACCACATGAAGACTCCGCTGTTCGTGTAAGTGGTCTCCCAGTAGCCGGGTTGCCCCATGACGACTCTCCAAGTGTCGTGCCGTGTCTGTATCTCAGCCCACTGGTGAAGCGCGATGGAGCTTGCGCCGATGGTCACGTAGCACTCACGCACGCCGTCGCGTAGATACACGTTGATGTCGCCCGACTGGGAGCCGGGAATGACAAGCTCCAAGGTGGAGCCGTTGGCGTTGTTTAGGACGGCGTCCTTGACCGGAGCCGTGCCGCACGGGGGCACCGCCACCCAGCTCTGCGCTGCTCCCGTGAGCTGCGCGCTCCACGCCGCGCCGCCGCCCGTGAAGGTCCACGCGCCCTCGGAGTCGGGGGTCGGAGTCCAACCCAAGGGGTGGAAGTGCGTGCCGACTCCCGCGTAGAGGTCGCTGCCATCCCAGTACAGCTCGCTGCCCGTGTTCCACGGGACATCGGTGACGCCGAGCTGGGAGTTGTTGAGGTCGAAGGCGTGAGAGAGGCCGCTGCCGTCGATGTCCCAGCGATAGATGCCTCGGTTGGTCGTGATGTACATATCCTTCTCTGCTTCGCAGAGAGCGTAGACCCGGTTGTCGTTCTCAGTACTGGTCGGGTCCTCCGTCCACTCCGGGTAGTCGCCGAGCGTGAACAGCGGAGCGAAGATGCTCTGGTTGGTAGCACATACGTAGACCCCGCCCCGGCCAACGCCCGCGTAGCTGGTCTCCTGATAGCCGCCGACGTAGAGCATGGAGAGGTAGCCGAGAGCACAGGTAGCGATGAAGCCCGCCGGGTACTCGCAGAACTGCGTGACGACGTAGCCCTCGCCGGGCTTGTTCGTGACCTCGAAGGCATAGCTGCGTCCGCCCTGCTGCATCACCCAGTAAATGGCGTTGGCGGCCGAGACGAGGGCTACGGAGCTGACCGTCACGCCGGAGAGGAAGGCGGCGTTCTTGGCGGTGAAGGCTCCCGCGTCGCTGAATACCCCGACCTGCGTCGAGTTGCATCCGTAGAGGTAGCCGCCGCAGAAGGCGATGTGCGTGATGTTGGCGACTGTGGACCAGCGCGTCACCACGTTGGCGCTCGTGACGCGCCAGATGCCGAAGGTGGCACCGCCGGTAGGGATGGTGCAGTAGACGTTGCAGCCATCGGTGCAGAAGGCGCTGATGGTGCCGGTCGGCGCGCCCGTGAGAGCGTGCGTGACCCAGTGCGCACCGTTGTCTACGGTGCTCTTGAGGACGCCTCCGGCGAACCCCATCCAGAAGCGCCCGAGCGCCGAGAACACGGGGCCGGTGACGGCCACGCCGCCGACCGTGCCGCTGCGGTGCTCGATGGGGCGGCAGAGCTGGAGTTGACCCACCTTACGCACGTCTATGTTCTGCGATGAGAGGTAGCGCCCAGCGGACGCCTTCTCCCCATCGAGAGTCTCCTGCCCCTGCCCCTCGGACCAATCGAGCATGGCGAGGGCCTTATCGGACTCCGAGTCGCGCACGTCGTAGACGCCACCGGCAGCAGCGGGGCTGGTGCTGGCGCTGATGGGTACGTTGGGGGCGCTTTTTGTGTGGACGGTGCCCGTCTGCGAACCCTCAAGGAGGTAGTACTCACGGGCCACACCCTCGGCGCTCCTTATGGTCAGGTCAGCGCTCATCGGGCCATCCACGGCGGCAGCTTGTTGGCGGCGAGCTGGAACTGGTAGCGCATCAGGAGGGCTTGCGTGGCGTCCGCCATCTGACGCGGGGAGAGGGTGCCCACGCCCATCGTGTTGACAGCGATGTCAGAACGCACGCGGGGAGCCATCTTCTGTGTGAGCAGGTACCAGCAGGCGTAGGAGATGATGGGGTCCTTGGCCCTGTCGGGCAGGCCAACGTCGTCTAGCGTGGTGTCGTCATCTACCAGAGGGGCGGCACGGTTTATGCAGCGAACGCGCATATACCCAGAAGGAGCAGAGAAGAAGCGCAGGTTCAAGCAGCCGCCATCTGAGAACCAGTCGTACTTGGAGCGAGCCATCCTCGTCCATGCCCCAGTGTTGCTCGTGCGGGTCTCTACGGCGGTGATGAACTGTACCGCCGGGGCCAGCGCGTACTCGTAGGTGTCGCCAAGGAGGGAGATGCTGGTGTCGGCTTTGGCGACGTAGAAGGCCGGGAAGAGGTTGTCGACAGCGGCGTCCACCGCCTGCCCCACAAGGGTCATGGGCCAGCAGAGGTACTTGTAGCGGATACGCACGAGCACGGAAGCTGCGGGGGCGATGTTGAAGGTGATGGTTCCGGTGTAGTAGTCCATCGTGAGGGCGCTCGTGGTGACGCCGTCCTTCGTCGCAATCACGCTGCCGGGGGCGATGCGATACCCTAGCGGGGCGAGGATGTAGCTCGCCGTCGCACCGTCGCCGGTCGTCTCCGCGTAGCCGTCGAGAGCCACATTCTCCAGCTCGTCATTCACGAGGCCGACGAGTTCGAGGCGAGTCACAGTCATAGATGAGCACCCCCTTTGTTGGGCAGTCGCTTTGATACGTTGTCTAGTATCATTATACCATTGTTATGCAGACGCCCCCCGCCCTCACGGTCCATCGCGGCAAGCTTTCCATGGAGCACCTTGGAGTCGTGAAGGAGGCGTAGCACGTCGATGCGCCCGGTAGCGTCGACGGAGATGCTCACCTGTCCCGACAGCAGAGCCGTGCGAATCAGCTCCACGTTGGCGACGCTCAGGCTGACCCCTGCTTGTCCCGCGAGGGTGTACATGAAGCCGAGCAGAGCGGTGGCGCTCAGGCTGATTCCTGCGCCTCCGGCAAGGGGGCGCTTGGCAGCGAGTGTGGCGCTTCCTGCGCTCAGGCTGATGGAGGCGGGGCCAGTTAGTGCGGGCTTACCCTGCAAGGCTGCGGTGGCACTCAGCGCGATGCCCGCAGGCCCGGCGAGTGGGCGGTTGGCGGCGAGTGTGCCCGTCGCATCCATGCCGACGCCCGCGACTCCGGAGAGCGCCCAGACGGCCTCGATGACGCTGATTGCCGCCGTGGCGCTGACCCCGACCGCCCCAGCACCCGAGAGCGCGAGGCTGGCGAGGATGGCTGCGGTCGCACTGGCGCTGACTCCCGCTGCCCCGGCAAGCTGGTAGACCGTGCCGCCGCCATTGAGAATGATGGAGGCTGTCGCGCTGATGCTGATGTCCGCGCTACCGGCAAGAGTGGCGACGAACTCTGTGAGACTGATGGTGCCAGTGGCCGACATGGCTATGCCTGCGCCACCAGCGAGCCCGGCCCGAAGCGCCAGCGCAGCCGCGACAGACAGGGAGATGCCAGCGCTCCCAGCCACCCCAGCCTTGATAGCCGCTGCTCCTGTGGCCGAGAGGGCCACTCCTGCATTACCGGAAAGACCAGCCCGTAGCGCGGCGGACCCACTCGCCCCCATGCCGACACCTAGCACTCCTGCAACAAGGGAGAGCGTGTGCATGTCGCCCGATGCTCCCATGCCTACTCCCGAGCTGCCCGCGAGCTGGTACACGGACCCTCCACCAGCAGTCCCGTCGAGTAGGAGCAGAAGGGTCATGCGCGACCGAAGACGATGAGGGGGGAGAGGTCGTTGCCGGTCGTGTAAGTTACGTAGCAGCAGTAGCTCTCTGCCCAGTCTTCAAGAGACGTTCCGAACGGGTCACTGAATGTGCCGTAGGTGGCAAAGTTGTAGGCGTTATTCCCGGCGCCTACTATCTGACAGAGGAAGTCGATGCCGCTGGAGTCTGTCTCCTGCGCCAGCCAGTACGTCCCGGCGGGAAGCGTGACCTGCGATGCAGGCGTGAGCGCGACCCACGCCGCAGCAGCGTTGTCGGCAATCGCCGCCGAGGCGTTGTAGGTCAGCTGGAGCGCGCCGGGAGAGCCAGATGAGTCGGCGTATATTGCGGCCTTGATGTGAGCGTTCGCCGCGTGTCCTGAGTGCTGGTTGTCGACGTAGGTGCTGAAGTTCCCCATGACGCCGGATGCCGTCAGCGTGAACTTCGAGGCCAACTTGTTCCCGAGGTTGCCTCCGTCTAGCGCTGGGCTGGTGACGTCCTGATTGCCGAAGTAGGGCGCGGTGCTATAGGTAGCGTAGAACGACGGGTTGGTATTGTTCTGTCCGCCAGCGGGATACGTCGTGGGAGTGCCAGAGCCATACGCAGCGCCAGTGGAAGCGAAGTAGCCGCCATTGGCGTCCCCGTATATCTTGACTCCACTGGCATTACTGTCGAGGTGAATGCCCAGCCAGTAGTCTGCGGCGGGAAGACTGGGAGGGCTGGAGAATCCGAAGTAGACCCAGCCGGGAGCTTGATTGTCTGAGAGCGCGACAGGTGCGCTGACGGCTTGCAGGGTGGTGGGGTTGCCCCCCGTGGCGCTGTAGATGACCCCCCTGCAATAGCAGGCTGCGTGCCCTGCGGTTTGATTATCGAGGTACCCCGAGACTCCGGAGACGGTACCCGTCTCAGTGAGCGTGAACCGTCCCGAGATGATGGAATCGGCATCCCCGTCATCGTAGGAAGCACCGATGCTTGTCTTGCCGAAGGTCGTCACGTCAGCTCATGCGTAGAAGCAAACGCCTGTAGGCGCTGTGGCGGGAGCCGATGCGCCCGCGACAGCCGTCGCCGCTCCCCATCCGATGCCCGTGGCGAAGTTGGCGATGGGCAGCCCATGAGGGGCGATGACGAGCGTGCCTGTCCCCGCCGTGATGGGCACCGGCAGAGAAAAGATGACCGATGTGCCCAGAGTCGGTGTACCGGCGGTGTTGAAGAACTGAATCCACGTCACGGCTGCTACGCCGTTGACTACGTAGAGGCCGTAGAGGCTGCCCGCACTAGCCTTGACGCTACCG